ACCGGCGCCGAAAACCGCGAGGACGGCCTCTACATCGACTTTGAGATCGTCAACACCGCACAGGGCCGCGACGCCGCAACACTCGCCCGCACCGGCGCGAGCCGGGGCCTGTCCGTCGGATTCCAACCCGTCAAGTCCGCCTGGAACCGCGCCAAAACCGCCGTACAGCATCAGGCCGCACAGCTCATGGAAGTGAGCCTCACCCACATGCCCGCATACGCCACCGCAGGCGTAAGCGCAATCCGAGAAGGAGAACCAATGTCCGAGACCATGGACACGACCGAGGTGGTCTCGGTCGACACAGAGGCCCGCGAGGCCCTGGCCGAGGTGCGCGAGCACATCGCCTCAATCGAGGCACGTGCATTCACCTCCGAGCCGGTGCACCCGCTGGCGCAGTTCCGCAGCTTCGGCGAATACTCGAAGGCCGTCCTCGCGGGCGACGTCGAGTCCCGCGCCCTGGCCGACCAGGTGACCGCCAACAACCCCGGCGTCATGCCGCCCGTGTGGCTGTTGCAGGTCAAGGGCATCATCGACCTCGGCCGCCCGGCCATCACCTCAGTCGGTGGCCCGGAGTCCGCAGGCGCAGCCGGAATGGAAATCAACTGGCCATACTTCGACGGCGACCTCCTCGCCATCGTCGAGGCGCAGGCCAACGAGAAGGACGAAGTCAACTCCGTCGAGATCGACCTCGAAAAGGGCGACGCGACCCTCGCGACGTACGCGGCCGGTAGCGATATCTCCTACCAACTGTTGCAGCGTTCCAACCCGTCCTACCTCGACGCCCACAACCGCATCATGGCGGCGTCGTACTCGACGGTCACCGACCGCAAGTTCACTAACGACCTTTGGACCGGGTCGAACAACACGAACATCTACGACCTGTCGGCCGACACCACCGGCTCCGTGTTCCGTGAGCGCGTGTTCACCGCATCCATGGAGGTCGAGGACGCCACCGGCGCCCCCGCGTCCGTCGTGCTCGTGTCCACCGCCCTGTTCACCAAAATCGGCGGATGGTCGACGTTCATCCCGGCACCGTACAGCCCCAACAACGTCTCCGGCGTTGCTACGGCATCGACCCTCCAGGTCGAGGTTTCCGGGCTCCGCGTCGTCCGCGCCAAGTGGCTCGACACCGACGCAGACCGCCACGCCATCGTCCTGAATGGTGAGGCAGCCCGCTGGATCGAGGATGGCCCCCGCCTCGCCACCGCAGAGAACGTGGGCAAGCTCGGCCGCGATATCGCCATCTACGGGTACGGCGCGACCGCCGTATACCTGCCCGCTGGCGTCGTCCGCCTGGCCGAGAACTAAGCCGAAGGGGAGTAGGGCAGCACAATGGCACTCGTTGACGGGCAGGAGCTCGCGGACGTCCTCGATCTGGACTACGCGACCTACGACGATGCCCTCGACCAGGTCGCTGAGGCGGCCGACGACATTGTCGCTGCCCTACTCACCACGGCCGCAGTCACATCCGAACCGGCCGCGTGCAAAGAGGCCGCCCTCGCGGTCGCTGCCGAAATCTGGCAGGCCCGCACCGCGTCCGGTGGCCAGGCCGTATCCGTCGATTTCACACCAGGGCCTTACCGGCTCTCCGTGTGGCTCACGAGGCGCATCCATGCCCTCATAGGGCCATACATGAAAGTCACGGGAATGGTCGGATAATGACTAACCCAATCATCACGGAGTCACGGGGCGACCTGTCGACCGCGTTCGCGGGCCTCGGCCTGAACGTGTACGACTACTCGCCGCCCGTGCCACAGCCGCCGTGCGTCGTGATCCTGCCGGACTCCCCGTGGATCCGGCCGGACCGCGTCGGCTCGAACCTGAACATCGAAGTCAGGTGGCGCGTCCTCCTGGTGGTGAACTCGAAGGCCAATAACGCACAACCGAACCAGATCGAGGAAGCCCTAGAGGATCTACTCGCGGCCGTGCCCGCCGGGTACATCGTGACCCTCGTGGGATCCCCGCAACTAACAGACGTCGGTGCACAGGGCACCGTAACGACCACCGAGCTCAACCTTTCGGTGCGGCTCTCAAGTTAGGAGAAACAGACAATGGCAGTAGTTTCAGTCGCCGGAGCCGCGTTCACCGTGGACATCGCTTCGGTCGGTTATGAGGATCAGGTGACTTCGGGAACGATCACATTCGAGCCCACAGTCGTCCGCACCAAGACCCTGAGCGACGTCGATTTCACCCAAACCGACCTCAACACCACGGGATCTATCGAGTTCCTGTACGACGAAAACACCGGCATGTATGAGGCCCTTTACACGGCCGTCGCAGCTGGCAACTCCGTCGCCCTCGATATCCGCAGCGCAAGCGGTCATTGGGCAGGTAACGGCATCATGATCGACTCACTCGAAGCAAACTTCGAGGCCGCAGGCGTCGCCACCGCGACGTTCAGTTTCACAGGTACGATGACCTTCAGCTAACCACCTACGTGAACGGGGAAATGCCATGTTTCCACAACTCAACATCTACCTAGACGGATCCAAAGAACCCATCGTCGTGCAAACCACGTCAATGGATTTTTGGACGTATGAGGAACTAGCTGCGAAGCACAAAACGCCGACCAGCGAACACGGGATGCGGCTCACCGTCGCCTACTCCCACATCGAGGGCAAGGATCCACACAGCTTCGCAGACGTGAAAGCTTGGGCCAAAATGCACCAGACCCAAGTGACACTCGGCGAGGCCCCGGACCCTACCCAGCCGGATCACACCGGCGCCTCATAGTCCAAGCCGCAATCCGGCTAGGTCGACCCATCGAGGAAGTCCTCGCGTATCCGCCGGACCTCCTCACCACCATCATCGAGGAGCTCACCCGTGGCGATAACTGAGGCATACGTAGACGGCCTCAATCAAGTGCTGCGGGCCCTCCGGGCGTTGCCCAAAGAGGCTAACGACGAAATGCGGAAAGCCTCAAAAGATATCGCTGAAAGATACATGGCACCCGCGTGGCGGGACGCCGCCCAAAACGCAGGACCCTGGGGCCCGAAAATCGCCGAATCGGTGAAAGTGCGGCGCGACCGTGTACCGGCCGTACAAATCGGCGGTAACCGTCGAGTATTCAGCGGAGGCGCAACCGCCACCATGGTGCGTTACCCGTCCGACTCAGGCCAGAAACGCGACTCATGGGCGCCATTCGAAAAAACCGATTGGATCACCCTGTCACGCGGATACCAGGAACCCGCCCTACGCGAATGGGCTAAGGCTGTCGACGAAGTCGTACGCAAATGGGAGAGGATGTAGTCGTGGCAAAAACTCTGACCATCTTTCTAGCCGCCGACACCAAGAAACTCTCCCAAGGCCTGAACAACGCTAATAAAGAACTAACAGGTTTTGGCGGAACGCTCAAGAACATGCTGGGCCCTGCGTTGATCGGCGCGACGGCCGCGGCCGGTGCTCTCGCCGTGAAACTCGGCGTCGACGGAGTTCAGGCCGCCATCGAGGACCAGAAAGCCGCCGAAAGCCTTGCTCAAACCCTCGGAAACCTCGGCCTCGCCCACGACACCGCCCCGGTCGAGGGGTTCATCGACGCCCTACAGAGGCAAACCGGTGTAGCCGACGACCAGTTACGCCCAGCCTTCGACCGCCTCGTCCGATCAATCGGAGACACGGCACAAGCACAGGATGCCCTGAAACTCGCCCTCGACGTTTCGGCCGGATCCGGAAAGTCCCTCGACGCCGTAGCCCAGGCCCTCGGCCGCGCCTACGACGGAAACACGACAGCCCTATCCCGGCTCGGCGCTGGGATCGACGCTTCCATCCTGAAAACCGGGGATATGGAAGCCATCACGGCGCAGCTCTCCGCAACATTCAGCGGGCAGGCCGCCGTAGCCGCCAACACGTACGAAGGCCGCATAAAGCGCCTCGGCATCGCAGCCGACGAACTCAAGGAAGCGTTCGGCGCCGGGCTCTTGTCCAACATCGACTCCGTATTTCGGCTCCTTAATCGCACCGCTGATGCGACTGGCGACACAGAGGATGCCGTTAGCAAACTGGGTGAGGAAGTCGGGCTCCTGATATCGGGCCTCGCCGTGGCAGCCGACAGGCTCAGCGCCCTCGGCGGGGACACAGTCGAAACCACGGGCGAAATAACAGATTTTGGCGACGGCCTTCGATACGTCCTACAAAACCTGAATCCATTCACAAGCGGCGGCCGTTTCGCCACCGACATGCTGATGGACATGGGCCGCGAGGCTGAAATCACGGCCGACGCCCTCAACGCCGTAACGCTCCGCATGATGGGCCTGGCGCAGTATTTTGGGCAAACCGTCGTCGTGACGGAACGCGCAAACGCCGAAACCAGCCGGTACACGGAACTAGCCAAATCCCTAGGCGCCGAAATCGGCTTCGGTAACCGGGGCCTCCAACGGTACAATGCATACCTGGAGGACCTGGAAAGCAACTCGGGATCCGCCGGGGCCGCATCCGAAAAACTCACAGACCGACTGCAACGGCAAACCGAAACCGTCGACGGCCTACGCTCCGCCCTCGCCTCGCAGGTATCCGAGCTCGAACGAGGCGCCGCAGCCGTCAACAGCTACGTCGAGTCAGTCGCCGGCCAAATCCTCGGCGGCCA